TCTTGAAGTGTTGGACCATCCGGTTTGGTCAGTCACCCAATTTGAATCAATTCCATTGAATGAATAACCAATCTCATTTGTCCAACGGACATTGGAAGCGAAGTAATGATTCAATCCAAGCGAAAGGATCGAAAGCATGTCACCGTTTCCAGTGAATTCTCCTCCTTGATACTGAACGAAAGCAACATTCTCTGCATCAAGAATATATCCAGCTTGTCCGAGAACACCCCATCCATCACCATTTGCATCATCACTTCTTCCAGTGTAAGAAGCATAACCAAAGATGTTGTCGGTGAAAGTCATTCTTCCATCAACAGTCCATGATAGATTGTGACCAACACTGGAAACACTGTTGTATGCAAGTGCAGCACCCAAGCTCATTCTTGGATCCAAGTCCCAATCAACACGACCGACAAGACCCCAAGTGTCAGTATCAAATGGGTCTACATTTGGTGTTTCAAATCCGTTGCTGTAAGCAAACTTGAAATCAAAATCACCAAATTCTCTTGAAAGTTGAATACCTTCAGAACGACCTTGACCGAAAGTGTATGCGATCAGTGAGTAGTCGTTTCCGAGAAGTTGTGGTTCATCCACCAAAACTTCTTGCATGAATGCAGTGCGGAATCTACCAGCACGGAGTCCAAAACTGTCGATCTTTCCATCAACATACGCATCACGAAGTTCAAAGGATGAATCGGGAACCCATTCACCACTGAGAACAAAGGACCAATCTTCGGCGAGTTCACCCTCTACGCCGATGACTGCCTTTCTTACGTCAAATCCTTGACGAGTGCCAGTTGGAGAGATGTTGTCATACATCCAACGAAACTGAGCGAAACCAAAGAGTTTTACCTTGGACTCCATCATGGAGGTTTGAATTTCAGCATGCTCAATTGCTTCCTGAGCAATTGCCTGCTGTTGTGCAACTCTCTCCTCATCTTGCCAGTTTGCAAGAGCACTTGAGGAAGCAAGTGCAGCTAAAGTAATTCCACACAAAATCGTCTTACGCATATTTTTCTCCTTTGAAAAATAGTAAAGATAAGGTTATTTAGACATTCTACATAGTCCGAATAACCATGTCAAGTGTTTTTTAGGAAGTTATGTCCACCACTTCACAAGAGTTTGCACTGCAAGAGAAGGTTTGACTGCCCGAAGTGTTGTCTTCTTTTTCATATTGTGACAACTCCGACCAATCTATATTTTCAGGCATTTTCTTGAGAAGTTCTTCATACTCCTCTTTTGTGCAATCCTGATAAGGAGCCTGACGATAGGTATGGTCTGAAAATGGTAGGAATGAAACTCCTGACATCTCATCAAAATGCTTCCATACCCATGCTCCAACTTCCATCCATTCACTTTCCTTTACAGTGATAGTCACGGATGGTTTGTGATCGCACCAATGTTTTTGATAGAACAACCAAAGTTCAAGTTGCTCAACTGCTGTCATGTCGGTTCTGAAAATTGCCTTGTCTGGTGACTTCACGGGGAATGAGAATACCATTGTGTGATTTGGTTTCATTACACATGGTTCAGCAGGAAATCCTCTTTCTTGCATGAACTTGCAAAGTGGGTCTTTCACATCAGCACGAATTGTGCGAATGTAATAAGGATTGTGTCTAGCGTGAATTCCAGAAGCAGAATCAACCAATTGTGAAACTGTTCCAGAAGGCTTTATGCAAGTGATTGCTGCTGAAGGATTTATCTTCAACTTTCTAGCAAACTCTTCATTGACTTCAACACAAACTTGACGAAGTTCTGAAAGAACCTTCTCTAGCTTTTCCTTGTTCTTTCCAGTCATAAGAGCGTTGTCAAGAATTCCTGTGAGTGAAACTCCCAGAAGCCTTTCATCATCACAATTTGTTCTCCATTCACTGGAGATATATTTGAAATTTGTGAGTGTTGATTGGAATGTTCCTAGAATCGTAGCGACACGAACTTTTTCCTTTAGAGTTTCTGCTGTGTCGTCTTCACGAACTACGATTTCGGTAAGATTGCAGAACTCTCTATCGCGAAGAACGATTTCTGAGTTATGAACTAGAGTTCCATCAGCAAAAAAGTTTGAGTTTTTTGTTTGTATATCATAAGAATCTTCTCTTTGGTGAATCTTATTTACTCTCTTTATTCTTCCTTTAATTGTTCCTGAATTTTTTTCCATTCTTTCAATTCCTTATGATAATAACTATTATTTTTAATATATGGATTCAAATTTTTTATTAACTCTAATTTAATATTATTTTCTTTACATATCTTTATTGCTTTTTTTGACCTAGAGTCAACATTATCAAAATAACTTCCTTTAATTTCTACTACTTTTATTAATTTTTTATTTTTATCATATATAAAAAAATCTGGTCTATATGTTTCACCTTTATACTTTAGTGTTTTTTTCTCGGCTTCCCATATATAATTATTTTCATCTAACCATTTAGCATATATGTATTCTAAAGAACTTCTCAGCCAAACTTTTTTATTGTTTTTTCTTATATACCAACCTTGAATTGATTTTGAATTTTTATTTGCAATATCTGGATATTTTTCTACCCAATTATAAAAATTACTTTTTTCACCTAAAGCATTTTCTCTTCTTTTTTCTCTCAATTTATTGGTTATAACAGAATATCCTTTTCTATATTCTAATCCTAACCACTCTATCAATAATCTTCTACACTGTGTATAAGAAATTTTCAATTCTTTTGCTATTGATTTAAATCCATGACCACTATGATAATAATCAAACAATTCTTTTTTTACACTTTCATCCAATGGATTTTCTTCTATCCATTTTTTTCTCTTTCCAACCTTTAGTTTATTACTTTGATTTGCTGTGGGTGAGATTTTTTTAGCATTATCCACCCACGACATTATTTTCAATTTTGTTTCCTGTTTCATAAGAACTTTCCTTGCTACTAATCCCTGTAGCATATTTATAATTTTTAGAAACTAGGACAACATCATCTTCCAACAAATCGGAAGCACAGATATACCCTCTGTTTTCGGTATATACCTTATGGTCTGGAGTCAATTTTAATGTTATTGTTTCACCATTTTCGTTTTCTATCTCCAGTTCTACCAATTCCGCGTCTAAACGGGTCATGTCACCAGAAATTATTTCAGTCATTTCAACAGATTCTGTCTCATGATTGAATGTTTTCACCAAAAAATCTTCTGGAGAAAGAACCACTTCTCTTATGGGTATTTGACCAAGGTTGGTTTCTATTAATGTGTCGCCAGGCAAACAACATGGATTTGTTCCGAAGTCAAAATCGGGATCTCTTTGACGATACTTTTCTCCACGGAATTCACCAGCGCGAATGCACTGTTTCTTTGCTGCATCGCGATTGAAGATTCCTCTTTCTCCACTCTTTGATTTGTAAAGAGAAATCCATTCATCCATGAATGTTCCGATTTCTGGCCTTTCTCTATAGACCACAGAGTTGTTTGCAAGAGCTCTTTGGGCATTTGCTTCCCACCACGCTCCACTCTTTGCGTCTCTCATTCTCTCATCTGTAAGAGAAGAAAGAGAAATCAGAGCTGAACGACGAACGCCCCCAACTACTACAATCTCAGCAATCTTGCAGACGATATCGTGACATTCGACGGATGTAAGCTTTCTACCGGCAGCTTTACGAAAAGTTTCAATTGTGAAGCGGAACAAATCATCCAATGGTTCGGGTCCAGACGCTCTACCACCAAAGGTTTTAAGTCTTGTTCCCGCAGGACGAACTTTCGATAAGTCCCATTTTGGTATCTGACCACCAACAAGAAGTGAGAGGAGCTCTTTGAATGCTCTTGCCCATCCTGTCTTGGAGTCCTGAACAACGATGGTAGTATCGCTTTCAGTGAATTCTTCAGATATGGTAGGAAGTTTAGCAACCGATTCCCTTTCTACACTAAAACCTACACCTGTTCCATTCATGAGAATGTAAAGAATTTCATCAAAAGCACGCAACCTATTGCAGTTGACATAAGCGCAATTGTAACCAGCAACATTTTCTCTCTTGAGAGCTTCACCTGAAGTCATCAATGCCCTCATGGAAGGCATCACATTCAAGTTCAAAATGTTAGTGCGAATTTCTTCGCGAAGTTTTTTGTCAAGTTTATACTTGTTGTTTTCTAAAAGATGTTCTTCAAAAAAGTTCAAGTAACGATCAACAGTCTCTTCCCAAGTTTCTCTCCTGCCCTCCTCTGGCAACCACCGCGAGTATCTTGATAAATGAATAAAGGACTGATAAAGAGTTGGGAGTTCAACCATTTCACATTCTCCTTTTGTGTTTTCTTCCGTAACAGTATAGTGTTATTTAGGAAGAAGGCGAGCCAAAAGGTGAGAAAACTCCCGAATAATTCTTGTTGGTTTTTTCCGCTGAAGTCACCAAAGGAGGTTCTTGTGGAAAGACTATCAAGTTTGGATTTGCATGTTGAGTAGTTAT